CACAAAGACCAGTTAGATCAAATTGTTACTAATTTAACAGCTAGAGGTGACGCATTGATTCCACTTGATTTGGTAAACTACAACCAACCATTATCTACAGTAACTACTCAAGCAGGTAACTTAAATACCTCATATGCTGCCGCATACTGGCCTTGGGTTAAGGTACGTGATGAGGACTTGGCTAAAAATGCTTGGGTTCCTGCTTCAACAATAATCCCTTCAGTATATGTCTTTAATGATAATAATGCTGAAGCTTGGTTCGCACCTGCTGGCTTCACCAGAGGATCTATGCCTAGAGTTGTAGCTCCTGAAAGAACATTACCAAGATCTTCAAGAGATACTTTATATGCTAATAAAGTAAACCCAATCGCTACCTTCCCTAACACAGGTGTTGTAGTATATGGTCAAAAGACACTCCAAACAAAAGCTTCAGCAACAGACAGAGTTAACGTCAGAAGATTGTTGATTTCTTTAAAAGGATTTATTAGTAATGTTGCTCAAAACTTAGTATTTGAACCTAATTCATTAGCAACTAGAAATAGCTTCTTAGCTGTTGTTAATCCTTATCTTGAAACAGTACAACAAAAACAAGGTTTGTACGCCTTTAAGGTAGTAATGGACTCAACAAACAATGGCCCAGACGTTATTGACCGAAATGAATTAAGAGGTGCTATTTATCTCCAACCAGTTAAGACTGCCGAATTCATCGTACTTGACTTCAACGTTTTACCTACAGGAGCTGAATTCCCTGCTTAATTTGATTAATACAAACAGATAAATTTAACATTTGAAAATAGAATAACATGGCAGAACAAATAATCTCACCAGGAGTATTTACTAATGAGGATGTGCCTACAATATTAGAAGCAGCAGCAGCCCCTATAGGGGCAGCTGTTGTTGGTCCTACTCCTTTAGGACCTGTAGGTATTCCAACATTAGTTACTACTTTTAGTGATTTCCAAACTAAATTCGGAACCACTTTTTTAAGTGGTGGAGAGGATTATTCTTTCCTAACTTCAATATCCGCACAAAATTATTTCCAACAAGGAGGTACTAACCTATTAGTAACTAGAGTAGTTCGTGATTGGACTTCATTCACTTCCTCAGTATCTACTAAAGTTGGTGATAGTGCTAGTTACGATGGTACTTACACAGGAAATGGTGTATTTGAGTTAAGTACAATCTCTAAAGGTGCGGTAATGAACAGCACTTCATCTACAGATTTTTATAATGGACACGCTACTTCTACATTAGTTAGTGGTTCTAAAGACAATCTAAGATGGGAAATTACCTCTAGAGATGAGGCCTCAGGTACGTTTACTCTTATTATTAGACAAGGTAACGATAAATCAACTGATAAAAAAGTACTTGAAACTTACAGAGGAGTTAGCTTAGATCCATACTCAGACAATTATATCTCTAAGTTAATAGGTGATACTTATTCTGAAGTAGCAATTGATGCTGATAGCGGTGATTACTTTGTTAAACAAAATGGTGAATACCCATCTAGAAGTAATTATGTATATGTCTCAGCTGTAAACAATACAACACCTAACTATTTAGATGCTAATGGTAATGTAAGTAATGCTAACTTTACAGGTTCAATCCCAGCAGTACAAAATGGTGCGTTTGCTAGTGGAGCAGGTCTTGTAGTTCCCGCAGGTGGATGTAATATGAACGAAAATATTACAGCAGGTAATACTCAAGGATTACAAGCAGGTGACTACACAAACTTTATTGATTTGTTAAAAAACAAAGACGAATATAAGTTTAACGTACTATCCCTCCCAGGATTAATTCATTCATTAACGCCTCACAAAACTAGAATTGATGAAGCTATTGCTGACTTACAAGTTAGAACAGACGCAATCATCCCAGTTGACTTAGTGGGATATGAATCAGCAATTGATACAGTTACAGCAGAAGCTAATACTTTAAACACTTCATATGCTGCTGCTTATTACCCATGGGTACTTGTTAATGACAACCAAACAGGTAAAGCTGTATGGTGTCCACCATCAACAATTATCCCTTCAGTATATGTCTTTAATGATAATACAACAGCTGCTTGGTTTGCTCCCGCAGGTTTAACAAGAGGTACTATGCCTAATGTTATCCTCCCTGAAAGAACATTACCAAGAGCCGACAGAGACACTTTGTATGAAAGTAAAATTAACCCAATCGTTAAATTCCCAACTACAGGTGTAGCAGTATATGGTCAGAAAACATTACAATCAGCAGCTTCTGCTACTGATAGAGTTAATGTTAGAAGATTGTTAATTACATTGAAAAACTTTATTAGTAATGTTGCTCAAGGGTTAGTATTCGAACCTAACTCACTTGCCACCAGAAATTCGTTCCTTGCTGTAGTAGTTCCTTATATGGAATTAGTACAACAAAGACAAGGTGTTTACGCCTTTAAGGTAGTAATGGACGATACTAATAATGGTCCTGATGTAATTGATAGAAACGAATTGAGAGGTACAATTTACCTCCAACCAGTAAAATCAGCGGAATTTGTTGTACTTGACTTTAATGTCTTGCCTACAGGAGCAGAATTCCCAGCCTAATAGGTTACATTAATTAAATTAAAAATAACAAACTAGATAAAAATAAGAAAACATGGCAGTATTAGATACAAACGAGCTGTTTTTTACAGCGTTTGAACCCAAACAACAGAATAGATTCTTGATGTCTGTTGATGGCATCGAGTCATATATCGTAAAAGGTGTGGGTGCTATTACATTAACACAAGGTGAAGTTACTCTTAACCACATTAACGTATACAGAAAAGTTAAGGGTAAAACTACTTGGGGTAATGTTCAGTTAACCTTACATGATCCAATCTCTCCTTCTGGAACCCAGCAGGTAATGGAATGGGTTAGATTACACCACGAATCAGTAACTGGTAGAGATGGTTACTCTGACTACTACAAGAAAGATGTAACATTAAGCGTTTTAGGTCCTGTAGGTGACGTTGTCTCAGAATGGATTTTAAAAGGATGCTTTATCGTAGATGCTAACTTTGGTGATTACAACTGGGATACTGAAAACACAGCCCAGTCAATTACTATGACATTAGC